ATCTACCCTACTTCCGTAGTGTGAATACCAACAGAGTGCAATTCCCTATGTGGCCTTGGTCGTATTCAGTTGTAGAAGGGTTACTTGCGTATGCCTTGAATAATGGCAATGCCGATGCTTAACAGAAGGGCGTACCAAGCGAGGATTAACACTGGGAGAGCCTTTGGGCTATAAAGTTGATGTCTGATGGCCTCCAAAGGTAGCACTCAGCATGAGGGTGCAGTGTTCTTAGCCAATTTAGTTGTGCATCTGAGGCTTTGCCTTTTTCAGTCTTTAACTCAGCAAAGATTAAACCACGTTCTTCATGAGCCATCACAAGATCCGGAAACCCTGTTGAGCCTGTCGTGATATATCGGCCTGTGCGTGTCATTGAGGGCTGCGAATGATGCAATGACCAGCCGTGAATGTAAGCAAGCGCTTTTACCTGTTGTTGAAATGAGGCTTCACTAATTGGTGTCATAATCAATAACCATTCTGCCTATAAGTTCTGCTACTTGAGGGACAACGGCGTTTCCTAGTCCTCTAAGTCTGTCCACCCTAGAGGGAATCCCATGAGCCACTCGACCCACATTGGGTTCAACTTTCCACCAATCATTTCGGGGCTGCGTTCCGCAATTGTCTCCCGTAACGCCATATCCCGACTTTTGGTTTTCGATTGAGGCCAAATCACTGCTGCCTTGTAATCCGACGCTTTTGGTGTCGGCCACTTTTCGGGATAAGCCACTGCGTCCTTGAGTGTCGGTGGGGTTGTCCTGCCGGGCCGATTGTTTGTCTGTTGGCGTTCTAATGCTTCCTCCGAACGTGGCGGCAGATAATCCATAGTGGTTGGCGTTGGCCACATCTGTACTGCCTGACCCAATGAAACTGAGTGCATTGAACCATCTGTCTGCTGTGAAGATTTGAGGTTGTCTGTGTAAACGTCCGCTGTTGTCGGTGTTGGCCAATTCCCTGATGGTGTTGGTGCCTGATTGACTGCTGCTACTAACCCCCACATTCTGTTTGGCTTGGGATTGACGTTCTTGCTGTCGTCCACTGTTGGGGTAGGCCAAAATGATAATTCGCTCTCTGAGATGTGGCGCACCAACAGAGTTTGCGGAAACAATTTGCCATTCCGCGTCGTACCCGATGCTGGCCAAATCCCCAAGAACTTCGGAGAGTCCGAGAGTAATGTGGCCTCGTACATTCTCCAAGATTGCGTATCTAGGTCGTAATTCGCTAATGGCTTCTCGAACCCAAGGCCATAAGTGTCGTGAGTCATTAGCGCCATTGCGCTTTCCTGCTGTCGAAAATGGTTGGCAGGGGTATCCACCACATATGACGTCAGGTCGAACAATGTTTCCCCAGTTGATTGTTTTGATGTCTCCATAATTTGGCACCTTAGGCCAATGCTTCGCTAAAACCTTCGAAGCGTAAGGGTCAATTTCTGATTGCCATATGACTTCCATACCGGAGCGTTCAAGTCCAAGATCAAGGCCGCCAATTCCGGAAAATAGTGAGCCAACTGTCAGCACTAAAAAGGTTCTTCTGGTGTGTCGTATTGTGGCGCTGGTTGCTCACCTGATTTGAGGGTGTCAATGTATGCACTTGCTTCGCGTTTAGTCATACCTTGAAGATTGGCTGGTGGGACTTTGCCCATTGACTTGCAAACGGCTCGAATCATGTTTTGTTGTTTGTCGCTGGCTAGGTTGCTGTTTTCAGTTATTTGAGTGTCGCCCTGCATACGCACGACCTTGCCCATTTCTTCACGGCTTGGGCGCTTGGTAAAGTCAGAACCCGACAGTCCTGCATTCGCTAAAGCACGACCCACAGCGCCAGTTTCACAATTCTCTAGATGGCTGGTTTTGTTTACGTTGCCTTGGTTACGGATTTCTTCCGCCCAGCCAGTAGCGATAATTTCACCATCGAGCCATAGTTCAGCCTTAAACACGGCAATGTCAGATAGGTAATGCACTAGATCAGTAATGACACGAGCATCAGGGTGAGCCTTCAGAAAGCGGTCTAAGCGGCTTGCTACTGGTTCGTAATCGTCAAGGTTAAAGGCCACGAGCGTACTCCCTTGTTATGCGGTCAAGTTCGGTTTGAAGTTCAAGCACCTTGACTTTTAGGGCGTCGCGTTCTGCCTGTACTTTGGCAAAGTCGTCCTCAGCGAATTGTATTTCTTTGTCCCGGAGCCATTCATAAGCGTCGTCTTTGTGGATGTAATCACTCATCAGCATCAACTAATTGAGCGCTTGAAATGTATGACAATCCTTTTGAAGGGCCACTGTCGTTCATTGACGGATGCCATGAATTGCGTATTGTTTCGGCAATGTTTGGCAGCGTATGAAGTGCGCCAACGGCTTCGAGCACAAGGCTTGACTCTTTGAAACGAAGTTCGAGCGCAAGGTTGTGGCTCAAGTTGGTCAGTTTGGCGATTAGTTCACCTGTTGATGTTTCCATTGTTTTCCTTTGTTTAGCAGTTGCGTTTCCATCTTTGCACATCCTTGTGACGGGATTGGCAGATGAACTTTTGTAAATGCTTTTGCCCTTTGAGACAGCCCCAGCCCCAAGGCCCGACGCGCCATATTTTGCGTCCGTCTCGGTTGATATGGCTTTTGAAAGCAATGGCGTCAGCAACTTTGACTTGCTCGACGGGCGTGCGCCCTTTTGCGCTGGGGGTGTCTGACCATGTGCGCCATGTTTGGCGGTGAATGCCAAGACCACCTGTGTAGGACTTGGTTGAGTGTTGCCAGTTGCCACCAGTTTCACATCGGGCTAACTGATCGTAGTAAGCGTCTGGGAGTACGCCTTTGTATTTGGAGTGGGCATTGGAAGCCGCACTTGCGTGGGCTGGTACGGATAGGACTGCGAGAAGGGCTAGTGCCATGATGCGTTTCAGGTTCTCTCTACTTCGATAGGCGGTGACCAACTCAGGTAGGGAGCCAAACGATGCGCGACTGTAATTCTGAGATGTTCACCTGTTTCCAAATCCGTGAAGATTTGAACGAGTGTCAACTTGTCCTTTGAGACTAACGGAAGGTACCCCCATGTGGGAATCATGGGCGGTTTGCCATCATTTTTAGCCATAACCAGCAACTGACCCATCCCATTATGAAACTGTAAATAAACTGTGTGTCACTCATTAGAGCCCCTGCCAAACACGGATTGGGCGTCGGTGGCATTCTGGTCGCATTGACTTGGAATAGCGCTCTGTGGGGGCGCACAGACCCATTTGGGAGGCTCTACGCATGACAGCGCCCATGGCTCTTGGTTCGTGGGTTGTCATTTCCGGGTGTAAATGGTTCATCCATTCCCAGACGTCATCAGTGGTGAAGTCGTGACGCTCGATGGATAACATCCCAACAATGTTCAGGGCTTCTACTGCCCATGAAATGTCTGCATTGAGGCCGACGCGCTCAATGGCTTCTTCAAATAATGCGATGGCTAGTGGCTCATCAAATAGGGACGGTTGGTCTGTCATGGTGTTTCCTTTGGTTAGAGCCCTTTGAGTGGCTGAATGTGACTATACACAATTGGCGAAGTCAGTGGTGGATATCCCAATGGAAACAAAGATACCCACCACCTAGCCCCAGTAACGCTCAAACAATACTGGGAGTCCTATTTCAACGCTCGAAAGACTTGCTCGAAGTGCTCTGGCGTTTGGTTTGCTAACTCTATGTGAAACCAGTTCGGTGAGCCTTGGTAGGAACCTGCGTTGTCGTCTGCTGTATAAATCTTGACGCCTGCTTTGCCTTCGCCACGAGAGCAACGATAACCAGCGCCGTAGGAGCCGTAGGCATACCAGTGCAGTTCGCATAAGCCAAGGGCTTTTGAGTTGGCAAGGAACCAATCCCAAATGATTCGGGCTTGTGCTTCGTCTTTGTATTTTAGATCAGCTGCATACCCGGTGGCGTGTACTGATAAGCCTGCCCCGTTGCGCATTGGTCTGTTGACGTATGTACCTAGTGAGGTCATGCCCCAACGTGCTTTGCATAGTTCAACAAGTTTGGCTGTGACGGGTTGTGTCTTTTTGCCGTCCCATGATGGGTAGTACGGGTATGGGCGATTACTCATGGCTGTGGTGGGTCTTTCGGTCTGTCTTTGAGCCCGTTACCTGCTAATACCCCCAAGAGCCCACCAGTCAATGTGGCAAGCATTGGCGACAGTACAGACCAAGCCGCATCATCGTTAGGGCTGACTTCGAGCGGTTGCGTAACAAATAAGAGTCCGTATAGCAACGCCAAGATTGAAGCAAGGAAAGCAAGCGTTAAGCCAATGGCTACGACAAAGATAAGTCGTGCTTTGATTTCTTCGTTGCTGTGTCTGTTGTCGGGTTTCATACGCATTTCCCTCCAGTGCCGTAGGCAGGTGCTGTTGTTGTTGAGATTGTTTCGGTTACGCCGCGTAGTGCTTTGTTCTTGGTTGGTGGGCAATTCAGGCGTTCACGATCTGCGCAAGCGGTCAGCGATGCGCAAATAACCAATAGAATTAGGCTTTTACGCATTAGGCGCTAATTTCTAACAACACAATCGTTGAAAGTGCAGAGTTAAATTGTGTTTGAACATTTGCCGATGCTTGCTGGTTTTGCATCTGTGTCTTATAAGTAACTGCAGAAGTGGTTGCTGGGCTGTCTAATACAGTTACTGCTGAACTTCCAAAAATGTTGTCTGAAGATGTGGCGGTATATCCACCAGATTTTAGGAAATCTGCGATGTTAGTGCCCCCGCGCAAAAGTTTTAAGTTCAAAGCATTGTTTAAATTGCCAACTGCTTTCAAACAACCATTCTGATTTACAATGACTAAAATTTTGTTTGATGTTGATTGAGGAGTAATGGTTGCGGTTAGTCCAGTATCAACAAACGCTCCTGCGCTTTCGGTTACATTTGTGCTCGTACTTCCATAAACAACCTGCAAAACACGAAACGCGCCCCTGAGATTATTAACGTAGGCAGCGGTCAGAATTTCGCCCGATACTGCCGTTGCTGGAAGGTTGGTTGGTGTTGCCATGTTTGTCTCCTTTAGAAACTTAGAAGGTTAGATGTTGAAAGGGTTCCAAATATTGAATCATTTAATACAAAATAGTTGTTCTGATCTGTGCTCTCAAAAGTATAAGAAACTATGTGGGAACCCGGAGTGATGTTATGGCTAACGCCCGACACAATCAGGGTTTGTGTCTCAGTCGTTGGGGTGCCCACCACAAAGTTCTTAACGACACTACAAATGCTGGTGAGGTCAAGGCCGAGCAGGATGTTTTGGTTTGTAGCAGATAGCGCTGCCATTTGCGTGGATAGTCCCGTAAAGCGAAGAACTGGGTTTTGGTATTTGCCCAGCAGATAGTTGCCGAGTCCTGCAACTTCGGTCGTGGTGCTGTTTAACAAGTCAAGCAGTGCATATTGCTGTGACTGATAAAGGGCAATGCTCGTGGCGTTACTGGCAGTTTGTTTAGCGCCTGCTGGTGATTGGGTCACTATGTAGTTGTAAAGCAGCTCATCGCCGTATTGGTTAACCAGTGTCTGGTATGGCAAGCCTGTGCCGTCAGTGTTAAAAGTAGCCCCAGCGACTGGGTTGAGAACACTAGACCTGCCCTTGAAGGTGAGGGTGCCGTTGGCGCTCATAAAGAGATAGCCCTGCTCGCTGGTGTTTACCAGTTGCAGATAGTTGAGCACGTTTGTGTCTTGGGCTATTGCGTAGGCACCAAGAGTTGAGGAACCAGTGTCAATAGCACGAGCGCCTTGATAGTTGATTTCTGAGTAACTAAGCACAGTGTTGATTCGTGTGCCTGAGGCCTCAGCAGATGGCGTGACAGCATTAAGCGCTTGGTTTGCAAGCACTGTGAACTGGTCAGAGCATGAGGCATACATGATGTCCTCATTGCTGATGTCGTAATCAAGATTCCAGTCCGTTACCAAACCTGTGTAGATAGGTACGCCATTGGCAAGTATTTGCACTGGGCATCGAGGCAACACAAATGGGTAGTAAGGACTTGACGTGTTGCTTGGGTTCAGGACTTGGCTGGCATTGTCAAAAGCAATAGTTGCTGTCCCAGCATTGAACTGATCTAACTGGCGAGAACGGCCACGAGTGATATTGACGGATTCAACCAAGTAGGTCAGGTCAACCATGGTGACACCACCAAGGGTTCCGCGTCCAACCGTGTCCAGAACGCCGTAGAAGGCATCATTCAAAAGGAATGGAGTACCGAAGCCTGTGGTGCTTTGAAAGCCCACCATGACCTGCATAGTTGGTGTACTCATGCGGCTGCAAAGACCTGACCACTACGGCGCTGGGCGCGTTGGATGGCTTCAATGATTTGCTGACCGATTTGGTCTGGCGTTGAAACAAGACCAGCGTTGACTGTAATGTTCATGCCGCCACCCATGTTGCCCATTTGCGAAAGAGGGATAACAGCCTCAGGGCCAGCCTCACCAATTAAGGCAAGTGTTGGGCTAGTTACAATTCCACCATTGGCGAGCATTGGAATGTCTGGCATTGAGAAACCATTTC